AGAGGGCTCTACAATCGCTTCAGAGCAGACTGGTATGGAACAGTTACACCTTTGGGATTGTTACCAACGACACTGGTGTGAGCATAAGCCGAGTATTACGGTTTACTATAGAGACAGTGACTTCCTAGAGATAGGCAACTGGCTCTTTAATAACTTTGATGACGCTAGTGGACTTAGCTTCTTACCGATTAGTGAGCATACGTATCAGCAGGCTCCTTATGAGGCTATCAGCTCAGAGGAGTACACTGAGCTAGTTAAGAGTATGCCAGTGACCATAGACTGGGACATTACTGAAGCGAGTGATGTGACCGAGGGTGCTCAGACACTGGCGTGTGTTGCTGGTAGTTGTGAGATTTAAGTAGAGCATAATGCAAAAATCCCTAGTAATCTTATGACTACTAGGGATTTTTTATGCTTAAAACAAACTGGAGAATAGACTCAGTAGACTTTTATCTTTGTCCTTAGGTTTTCCTTTCTTCTCCTTAGCCTCTTCCCCTAACAGTCCTTTAGCTGCCTTAAGTAATTTAGCATAGGGGAATATGTTAACTAAGCTCTCACGGGTAATAGCGGAAGTATCCACATCACGCCCTAGAACAAGCTTTTGAAATGCTTGTACCTCACCTAAGTTAGCCTTTTGCAAGTGTTTACCTTTCATAACACTAGTATCATCCATGAGCTCAGTGAAATATTCTCTTTTGTCTTTACTAACACTGAGTGCCTTAGCAATCTCAAAGGTATCCTTACCATATTTATCAACAAATGAGTTAGGGTCTTTAGAAGCATCCTGTAATATCTTATCAAAACCCCTGTGAGTGTACTCGTGATTCCATATCTCAGGTTTGGCGTAGTCAACAGTGGCCCTTACATCATCAGGATAGGTATTTATAGCATCCTCCTGCTGTAGTTTGTGCTTCTTAATGAGAGCTGCTTGTGTGTTATGGGCATCAGATGCACTAGGTACGTAGAGGGCTTGATTTTTACCGTTAGTAAGTAAACCTATAGTTTTTGACTGCTTAGGTGCAAAACCTAGACGAGCTAAAGGGTTCCATGCCTGTTGCTTATCTAAGTCCCACCTAAACTCAAGATCACCAAAGTCCTCGCTTAATTTCTTAGGATTTGTTGCCATTGCTTTATCTCTTTGTTGCTTTTATATTATCTCTGATTTAGCGAGGGCCCATCAGCATTCCCTGCTGTGGCTGTGGTGCTACTGGTTGTGGAGGAGGCGCTTGTCTAGCACTTGTACGCTCAGGGATATTCTCAGGGTCAGCATTAGTCCACTCAAGTATACGTTTAGTGGCCAATGCTATAGAGTCTCTATTTCCTTTTGACTTAGTGGCCTTGTACAGTCTAGTCAGTGATAACCATTGTCCCATTGTACGTGCACTGCCAGCGGCTCTTGCTAGTGCTTGGGGAGCTATAAGTAGCGCACCTAAACCAGTATAACCACCAACTGTAAAGGCAGCCGCTGCCTGAGCTGACTTAGATAAACCAGAGGCCATCATAAGACCAAATTTACCAGCCTCATGTTGCTTAACTATATCAGCAGTCTTCAGGACAGTTAGGAGTCTATTAGCCTGAGGGCCACCAAGGACTGACTTAAGTTGTGCCAGTTCCTTAGTCCCCCTGAGTGTAGAATACAACCCAGCCATATCAGCAACAGACGCTCCATCACCTTCAACCTTAAGCATTGTCTTTATGTAACCAGAGCGATACTCTTCCAGAACCTTCTTGTGTCCTGCCTTAGTCAACACGCCTTGCTTACGGGCAGCACCTAAGAAGCGCATGAAGTCACCAGCAGTCTCAGGACTGTTGTAGACCAAAGCACCCATCTCAGAGGGCTTCTCAGTCATTATTCTCTTCATGGTCTGTGACTGTAATAATTGCTTCTGTCGTGCATAGGTTAGATCCAGTAGCTCAAGCTCCTTTTTTAAGTCAGGCTTTAGCTTCTTAGCAGCCTCTCCCAACAGAGCCCTAAGCTCTGCAATCTCAGTATTTAGATAAGAGACAGCTGACGCTCCTATATCTTTACCTTCAACAGTCCTTCCTTGATCTTGTGCTTGTCTCTTTATGCGGTTAAGTTTCTTTATTGTGTCGGATAAATCACCTACGTTACTTATCTTTTTTAGGTTAGTAAGTACACCCTGCGCAGCCCCTATCAACTTATTAGGTTCTTTAGCTGTGGCTGCTTTCTCAGCACCGTGACTAGCTGCTATTTGTTTACGTATTTTGTTATTATAAGACAAGGCATAGACAGGTATGTCCTTACCCTGCTCATAGATACGTGCATATTGTGGGTTGAATGTTTCCCGTAGTACCTTGTTTGACTTCTGAACTATATTAACAAGGCCCCTACCGAACTGTTGCTGATTACCTCCACTTAAGAATGTATCCAACTCCTGCTTTAGGGCCACCGCTCTTCCTTTGAAAGCATCATCAAGTATCCTCTTACCGCCTATGCCTACTACAGCTATACCTTCAACTAAGGATGATAATGTTGAGCCCGTGGCTTGGTGCCACGATAGATCAGTACCATACTTCTGTAGTAACTCCCTAGCCGCCTTAACAGCATCACCAGTGGACGTGATACCTGCCGATCTTAGAGCTTTAGAAGATATTGTGCCTAGACCCTTAAGTATTAAGCCACCACCAGCGTCCCATGCTGCTGTTGTAGCCCCTGCCTCAAGAGCTTCCTTATATTCTAAAGGAGTGCCATTGTAAGCGTCCTCACCTAGCTCACCAAAGAATGTAGCTACGCCTGCCCCCCCTGCGCTACCTAACAGTAATGCTAGTGCTTTAAGTCGTGGATCTCCAATAGGTAACTTAGCTGCTAGCTCAGCACCCTTAAGAGCTCCGGGAATTGAGGCTATCTCACCCTGCCATTTAGACATGAGTGCATCACCAGCTTCCTGACTTTGGTTGTAAATGTCAACACCAGCGTTAGCCATTGCAGTATAAATGTTAATAGACAAGCCTTTAGAAGGTGTTATCTCTTCACCATCAGCATCTGTTGGCGTAGCCACACCTAAGTTACTATTAGGGTAAACAGGTGCTAAAGATACTACAGGATCTACTCCCTGTACTTGAGCAGCCACGTCAGTTACCTCAGCTAAAGCCTGCACAGGGGATACCTTCTGTTCTTGCTGTGCGCTCAGTGACGCCCTCATCTCTTCAAGTGTTGGTTCTGTGTTAGGTGTTACTATAGATTCAGGAGTAGCCTCAGGTTGCACAGAAGGGCCTCCTTGTTGTTCCTTTAAGAATGCTCTCATCTCTTCAAGTGTTGGTTCTGTACTCATGGTGTTACCACTCCCTTAGGGTTTGCAGCTCGCCATGCTGCTCTCACAGCCTCAGCGTCTGCTGTGTCCCAGTTCGTAGGCCCAGCTACACGTATACCACGCTTCAGTGTTTCCTTCTGCGTAGACTGAGTTTCTGTAGTTACACGTATTAAGTCATTAAGCATTACTAGTGTAGCCGCAGGGCCCTTCTTACTATTCAAGTAGACCTTCTCTATGGCTGCTAATTCTGCTATAGCTGCTGCTGCTCCTGTGACTTCTTTACGATAGACGTTAAACAACTGACCTATTTCAGCTTGTGACAGGTTACGTTTGGCAGCAAAGGCTACACTATCCCCTCCTAAGTAAGTGTCCTCATTAATACCCATATAATCTAAGAAGCCACCAAATGCTGCACGACCCTCACCATAAGCGCCAAAGTGTTCTGGGTTAAACTTGTCTTTGATAGTCTGTAGTTTAGTGAGCTGTTTGTTGGTTGATAGTAAATCTGCTTGCATCTTGGAGTGTTGAGTTTTAGATAAAAGTTGAAAACCATCAGTATCTACAGCCTCACGACTACCTGTGTTTACATTTACAGTTGTATTTACACCACTACTCTCAAACTTCTCCTTTAGCTTCTTCTTGTTTAGCTCAGTCCCTACTTCGTAACCTTCACCATATATACGTGCAACTTCTCTAGCGTCAGCACCATCCTCATGCTGATCAGTAATTCTCTTCCACCCAAACTGGAGAGCTTCCTTATCACCAGACTGTATTGCCTTGACTAAACCCTCGTTTACATTTGGGCCTAGCATATCAATGGCATTATTTTGTGATCGTACTAAAGCTGCTGCTGCATCTTGATCTTCCATGATACGTGCTTCAGAGTTAGCACGAGCTATTAGATCATCCTCTAACTGTTCTTGTGCTTTAAGGTCTATAGCCGCTTGCTTCTGTTCTTGTGCTGTAGCATACTTATCTGCGGCTAACTTTAAAGCAGCATCTGAAGCCGCCTTATCCGCTAGGTTCTGAGCGTCAGCAGCTTGCTGTGCATTGACCTTATCATTCAAGTCCTGTGCATACTCAGGGTAGATAGGTGCTATCTTGTTAATAAAAGCTCTCTTCTCAGCTATAGTACCACTAGAGACTGATAGGGCCTCCTGTTGTAAAGCAGTCTGCTGTGCCTGAGCCGCCTTAATCTTCTGCATTTGTGAATCCTGACCACCACCTACGTTACCAGCCAATGCACGACCTAGTGATGAACCAATGAGACTAGCAGCTCTCATCTTAGCTGGATTACGTGCACCCTGCGCTGCCTGTTGCATTAGTTGTTGTTGTAGATCACCAGCACGTTTGTTACGCTGTGATAGTAAGTCCTGTACTGAAGGGCCTTGTGTAAATAAACCTTGTTGTGCCATGTTATATATTCCTGTGCTATACTTTATTTACCAAAACTTAAGGTTGCTAAGCCACTCACCGCCTGCCTCAGTTCCTAAGTAACTGGAACCTAGCGAGGTAAGACCTGTAAGCCAAGGATTATCTGTGTTGGACATTTTGTATTCCCCTAGGTCTCTAGCTAATGCTTGACCACTCTTAGCTAGCTCGTAGTTCTGACGCAGGGCCTCTAGTCCAGTTAAGTTACCAAACATGTTCTGCTTAGAACCTTCATTAGTCATGAACTGAGACAAGTCTAAGCCAGCCCGTGACAACTCCTGCCCAAAGGCATCCGTAGTGGATTGTGCTGATAACTGAGCAAGTGCGTTGGATTGTGCAGCGTTAAGACCATACATATCAGGAGACATTTGACCTGTCCCTACACCAGCACCTAAGCCCTCACCAGACAGCATAAGACCTAGGCGACCTAGACCTTGCATACCTTCTATGTTTTGAGTACGTTGTCGAGCAAATGCTGGCTGGAGTAATGCACTACGTTCACTAAATAATGATTCAGCGGCACCTTCAGGATCAAAACTATAGTTAAATTGAGCAGGGTCTCCCATTGCATATTCTTCTGCTTTATCATATAGACTTAAACCAGCGTCACCTTCTTCCCCTGCTCCTGTAGTGGGATCTTCTGTGCCTGCTCTAAAGGTAACAGGTTTAAATGTACCTGTGTCTGCACCACCATTGGGTATACTAGCACCGCCTAACTGCTCATTCATTTGACCTGATCGAGCTAACTGTACACGCTCCTCAAGTGTCATGTCTGCAGGATTAGGGCCACCACCTATGTCATATACAGCTTGTTGATTATCAAAAGCAGCCTGAGCTCTATCATTCATACCATACTTAGTCTGATCCCAGAATGATGAGCCCACTTCCTTAGCTGCTCCCATGATAGGATTAACAAGCATACCTACTTTACCTAGTGTAGACGTAGGTAGCTGTGGTCTGAAGTCTTGACTAGATACCATGGCCTGTGCGTCTACATCAGCACCTCTATAGCCGCTATTATAATTAGTCTCTTCTATAAAATCTCTTTCAGGCATTATGCTGTCCTCTTCCAAAAGTATAGTTGTTCTAGTTTACGCGTGTGTCTCATATCTTATACCTCTAGTGCTTGTAGTCTATTACTCATGTCTTCAATACGAGCAATAAGCTCCTGAACTGTAGCCACTAATAGCGGTACAATCTTAGCTTGATCTATGCCCTGCATAACAGCAGCACCATCTTCATCAACTTCATCTTTAGAGCCTGTGGCTGCTGCTGGGATAACCTCCTGCAACTCATGTGCTAAGAAACCGTCTACGCGAGTACCGTCTGCAATCCACTCAAAGTTAACAGGTTTAAGCTGTTTGAAGGTAGCTGTAGCCCCTGTCATTGGCTGTACGTCAGTCTTTAAACGGTAGTCTGAGCTACTGTTGTATGCAACATTTGTACCTGTATAGGTAATAGCACCTGAAATGCTTCCATTATATTTAAATAATACGGCCGTACTGCTGTTTATGTAGTCTTTCTCGATAGAGACAACCATATTACTTGCTGATCCTGATGGAGAGAATGTTAAACCTTTTCCTCCAGCAATATCAGTACCAACAAGCACGTTGCCCGATCTGTCTACCCTCATACGTTCTGTGGGTATGTAAGCATCCCCATAACCTACAGTTGACTCCGCATCTGTGTATATTTTAATTATGCCATAATCCTGCTCTATTGCTGATCTGGCCCACTCAGAAGAAGTTGACGACTCAAACCCATTATTTACCGTTGCAGAGCCTTTTAGTCCTTGAGCAATAATCATCCTAGCGCCATTACTGCTAGTCCAAATATTTCCGTACTGCGTAGTTGAATCAGTAGTCCATGTAATACCACGACCTGAAGAACCGTTGCCCAAATCTAAGGCAGCATTTGGAGAGGAAGAACCTATACCCACATTGCCAGACGAGTCAATAGTAATCGCTGTACTCGTAGCATTATCATCAATACCTGTAGACTCAAATCCTGCAGTAACGCCTGTCATAGTGCCACCAGCTAGATCAAGCTTAGTAGCTGAAGCTGTAGCTATACGGTTAAATTCATCATCAATCTCAGTACCACTTAAGGTCTTAAGTGCGTTACCTGTAGCTAAGGTATCCTTTGATGCAAAGTTTGTTGCTTTTATATAATTTGACATGATTAAATTACCTTACCCTGTTTGGCATAAATTGATAGTTTCTGTAGGCTCATTGGTGCCCCGTTGATAGTTGTAGTAAAACCTATTTGAATAATGTTACCTGCTCCTTGTGTGGGTGCTGATTGATCATCTATAAGAACTGAGCCTGCATATTCCGCTAGAGAAGCAACACTATATACACCTGTAGTCTCAGCTGCCCAGTTGTCAGGGGCTACACCGCCAGCGTCCCATGTTATAAGTACAGGGGCTATAGCAACACCATTCTCGTCATAAGGATTAGGGCCATATTCAGCTATTCCATACTCATAGACAGTACCTGTATTTAATGTAAATGTCTGAGAGAAGTAGATAGGACTATATTCATAGGCAACCTTTAGTGCAAATACCTGACCCGTGGCACCAACTGTAGTTGCGGATAGCTTCTTAACAATCTTATTTACGTTAGGCATTTCTAAGTCAAAGAAGCTACTGTAGTAAGCCATTTCATAAGCTACACTGTTATCCTGATAACCAGAATAATGAGCAACGCCATTAGGTTGTGCAAAGTAAAGATCAGAGCCTAATGAAAGTAAACCTTTAGGAACTAATCCCTGCCATACTGTTACCCTAAAGCTACCATCCTCCAAAGCCATGCGTGTATCAAAACAAAAGGTCTGGTTACTCGTAGGAAAGGTCAGCAAGTAAAAAGCATTGGTAGGTGAGTATACTGACTTAACATTAGCTAATACTTCAGTGTTTATAGCCTGTATAATGTCATCACGTATATTCTTACTAATGTCACGCATTGGTTGAGACTTCTCTTGTACTGTACGATTCAATGAACGTACACCTGTGTTACTCAGGAACAAAATGTCCTCACCAGTGTTCTGTACGGAGTCTCTAGCAATACAACCGACACCTTCAATCACCTCAACTAAGGTAAGGTTAGCTGTAGTCATGCCTGTTGAACCATTGAAGTTATCACCATCACTATAGATGATAATGTTGTCTGTACAGAAGATAATTAAGTAGCCGTTGTGTGCACCTAGAGCTACGATTTCATCAGATCCTTGAGTTAGTACACTACCAATGTCTATAGAGCCTGCTGTACCTGTAGTCCAGCTAGCTCCATTGAGTACGTTAGAAAACCATACCGTGGTCTTGTTAGCTGTGGTGTCTGCAGTCCATAGTCGTCCATAGGCAGCTAAGACTGTGTTAGCTGTTTGATGTGTTCCTGCAGTATGAGCATGAGCAACAAAGGATGAAAACTCACCAGCTGTAGTATCATTAGTATAGATTAGTGGTATATAGTCACGCTGGTAGAAGAAGTGATGATCATTTAATGTGGCTGTTTGCCAGTTACCAGCGGCAATAGTGTCAGTTGTTGTAGGGGTAATCGTTGTTAGGTCTGAAGTTCCTTTGTAGAACTTAGTAGCGTCCCAAGAGAATCGTGTGTCTACGCCCATTGAATCCTTAAAGTTAGACAAACCTAGTAAGTTAAGACCCACGTTAGCATCAACCACAGTATCCTTAGCGGTACTAAGTGTAGCCCAACCCTTACGTGAGCCTAGGCGACCATACTTGTCAATGATGCAGTTGTTAGCTTGTAAGGCAAAGCCACCTTGAAGTGTTACACCAGACTCTTGGGTATTCAACCCATAGAATGCAGGTGCAGCTATGGAGGCTGCTAGTAATTGTTTAGCCATCTAAGGTGCCTCCCAAATTAATTCCTCGGGGTGCTTACTTGCATCAATAGCAATAGCGTCTGAGAGGTAGACGGATGCAAGAGACTTGGCAGACATAGAAGACATACCACCATCCTCACCACGCTCCTCAAGAGCCATGGCGTAGGCTAAGGCTTGCACAGGTAAGAAGGGTACGAGCATAGTGTCATTATCATCAGCAATGTCTGGAGAGCGTTTAATTGTCTTTATAACTATTGAGTACACACCGTCAGGTATTGGGTACACTTTAATCTTAGTGTCGCCATTAGTATCAATACCATCAAATACATAGTATGCTGGTGTTCCTGTAGCTGGTGTAGTATTATAGAAAGTATTGTCAAACCAATGTACTGTCTTGTAGGCCATGAAGTTGTTACTAGTATCATTAATTACATCAAGCACTGTGGACTTATCCCCTGTGCCTGTTAGTGAGTAGCTGGAGACATCAGATGAAGTTGTCACTGTAAGTGTCTCACGTAAACTAGACCAGTTCCATGCGCTCTCTACCATCTCTACAGCATCATGCACTAAGAGACCAATAAGCTTAGAGTAGCTATTCTCGTCAATGGAACCTATCTCACGCTCACGTAGCCGTATAAGTATATTGTTAACCATTTGTTTATATGTTTTCATTTGTTACCCTTAATAGTGTTGGCTGCATTAACTCCAAACGATGCAGATACGATAGCCGCCCAAGAGGTTGTAATAGGTAAGAATAATCCTATCATCATGTCTGCAGCAACCTTAGCTCCTGTAACATCTCCAATACTAAAGGCTACCATGAAGCTTAGGCAGACCATAGACACTAGATAGAAACCATAAGCCCAGCAAGCAAACCGTGACAAATCACGCCTCATTAATCCATTAGGGTCTAAGGTCTTAATCATTAATGCCTTAGCCTCTGCTGACTCCATATCTGTCTCTATGAACTCGGACGCTATCTTCTCTACTGATTTAACTATGCCACCACTGAAGAGTGCTGATAGTATACCCATGTTAACCTCTCATCATAAAGGCTGCACCTGTCACCAAGGCAGCTATTAGTAATCTTATAAACCATTCATTAGCACTACTTGTCTTAGCACCTAAGGCTAACTTGATAGCATGTGTATCTATCTCTTTACTATGCTTGTTAAGTCTAGTGTCCTGTGTATTGTTGTGTATTAATAGACCATCAATCTTAGTGTCAATCTCAACTAGTTTAACCATAGCATCAGCTAATTTATCTATTTTAGCCTCAAGCCTATCAAATCTCACGTCAGCTTCCATGTTAATCATCTCAAATATAAGGCCACACCAAAGAGTGCCGCCATAACTATTAATAATATACTAAATACTTTAAGAAGCAAAGTGACATTCTCTTCTATTGCTTGGCGTCTAGCATATCTCTTACGTGCCTTTAGCTTCTCAGCCTCTCGTAAGTCCCTAGTGTACTGCTGTTTAAAGGCAAGGAAGTCACTATATCCTTGTAGGCGACTCTTGTTAAGCATGTACTTTAATTCTTCTTCCTGCTTCCTTAGCTGCTCCTTAGCTTGAAATGCAGCAAGTACATCACCAGTGCCAGCTTCCACTTGCTTGGCTATGGCTTTCTCAGCACCAAAGTACTCAGCTACTGCCTTACCTGCTGACATTAACTCGCCACCATTAGCTAAGGTGGTCTTAATAACCTTGAATGCTGCATTAGCTACCATAAGCTCTGCTAGCATATCCACAATCTCCTTGAGTAAGTTGTAAGCTCATAGGGAGCCACTGGAGGTGCCACTGGTAGATAGTCTACCTGACGTACTACCTGAGGCTCTACGACCAGCACAGAGCCTTGTGGAGCCTGTGAGAGAGATAAGTAGCTAGGATATACCTCAGATACAGTTGACCACATGATATTTCCTACTAATCAAATAGGAGTAGCAAATGAAAAAAAAAGGAGTCTCAAGCATTCTTAAGTACTTGAGACTCCCTATAGTGGTTAGTTAATGATTAACCGTTCACTGCCATTACGAATCCAGTCTCTGGACGCAATACCTGAGTACCATACAAACGGTCTGCAGTATACAAGGTTCCTAGGAATTCTTGCTTATACTGTGTCTGAGAGCGAATACCTTGTTGCTCAGCAAGTACCATGGTGTCCTTATGACACAACAAAGCACCACGTACAGCACCACCAGCAGCGTTCTCGGCAGCAGACTCAAGAGTAGGACAGTTGGTAGATACATAAATATCCACACCATACAACTCACCAATCTTGCCATTCACAACACCTTGGCCATTAACAAAGTCAGAACTAACGTAGCGATCAACACCCATGATTGCATTACGCAAACTAGGTGGAATGACTAGTGAACGACCATCCATTGGGGTGTCCGCATCATCCATCTTCTGAATCATGTCACGTAGGAAGCTATCGTCAAACACGTCTGCGGTTACAATGGTATCAACAGCATAAGCTGAAGTGCCACCTGAAGCGTCATTGTAGTATACAGCATCGGTTACCCAAGTAGAGCCGTTACCAGTACCAAAGGACTTGCCTAAGGTAAATAGATCGTCGTCCACTTGCTTGCCTAGGGCATAACCAGCATCACCAGTATAGAACTGACGTAGTGAAGCTAGTGCTTGTACGTTAGTAATATCTTCGATCATACGTGAGTATTCAAAGTGCTTGTTGATTGTAACTAGTACTTCAGTCTCTGTAGCATTCTGAATAGTTACTGCGGTGTTCTCTGCCTTAGCAGTAGCAGTGCCACGGGTAGGAGCAGGGATATGAATTGTATCACCTTTCTTACCTTGCATTGCAATTTTCTTAACTAGGGGTGCAAGTACAAGTGCTTTCTCATACGCTGCAATTACTTCGTCAGACCAAATTTCGGGGATGAAAGTTGCTGCGGAAGTGTTATCTACCATGCCGCCCGTGGCGGGATATACTGAAGTAGCCATTTTTAATTTCTCTCTATAGTAAGGTTATTTGACCCGTTTCTCTGCGTATGCCAATGTTATGTCATCGGAGAGTGCTAAGTAGCGGTCGGGATCAGTTTTCATTAGTTTAATAATATCAGCTCGTCTATAGATTTTTTTGGAAGAACTTGAATCTGGATTACCACGAGTGTAACCTGTTGACCCTTCCTTGACAGCTTTCTGTCTTCCTTCTTTCTCAGCCTGAAGTGTTTGATTGATAGCACCTGAACGATCTTTCCATAAGGAGAAGAGTTCGTGAGCTGCTTCCGTATCAAAGTGTTGGTCTGCCTGTACAAACATGCGAGTCCTAATCTTAGAGGCTTGAATCCATTCAGCAAACTTAGGATCATTTACGATCTGTGGAATGTCCGGATGATCTTCTTTTAGGAGTGCCATAGAGGTTTGCTTTTTGTAAGCTCTCGATGATTCTTCCGCTGCCTTTACTGAAGGATGGTTCTCAATTGCTCGACTGATAGCCTTTTCAGGATCAGAATAGAAATCTATATCTTCATCTGTTGTGTCATTGGTCGCCTTTGTAGGCTCCTGTGACTGGAGTTGTGTGTTGATGTAACTATCGACTACGTTGCGTAAGTCACCTACTTCTGAGCTCTGACGACCTAGTAGCTTCTCAGCTTCTTGGTGCATCCTAACCACATCTTGTAATGACTTACCACTGTACTTGTCTGGTATCTCTTTAGGCTCAGGGGTTGCCTCAGGGATAGCCTCTAGTGCTTCCTGTGGTTCTGTTGTGCCTTTGGTGAGATCATCTAAGCTATCAAAACGCTCACTTTGTAAGTCCTCATTTTCGAGGATAACTGCTGCCATATTAAACTCCGTACCTTAGTATTATGGAGAAAGTAAAAATGAAAGCTTCCTAAGACTAGGAGTTGGCTTTCTCTGCTTTTGCTCTACCACGCTCATGATCCTTAACCCACTTAATAGTGGCACCAGCAAAGTCGCCAGAGAAGGGATCTAACATTGAACGAGGAGAGGAAAGTTGTCTGGTTGCTTGCCTGTGACACTCTTTGCAGCGCATTGAGTCCGGTGAGCCTTTAACCATATATTCATTAACATGCCCTACGGCACATCTGTAATCATAGAATTTATACATGCGAGTAATGTGACACAATAGGATCTTCTTCTCGTTGAGATTCCTCTTGCCCTATACGTGTTGTTTCTTCTAGATTTAGAATAGTGCCCATGATGTTAAGTTGGCCCTTACGGAAGTAAAGGTCTTTCTCATCCTTAGCACTTTCTATTGAGTTTATGAGAGGGAGGTTTGAGCTTAAGTCTTTGACTAGAGTCTTCCAACCATCCGTCCTGAATAGTTCGTTCATCTGTCTAAAGTAAAGCTCTAATTCATTATCTGTCATTTATACTACCTATTATAACATATATTAGTTAAAAAGTCAATGTTTTTCTTTACTTTCCTTCTTACTTGTGGTAGGGGCTGATAGGATCAAAACTTGAGCCTCCAGTGATTCCAACTTCTGTAGTAAGGTAGCGTAGCTTTTATTGACCTGCTCAACCACGTCCTGTAAATCTCTATGGGATACCATTGTATTTCCTTAGCCTAAGCTGCCCAATACTTTAGTGTACAGAGCCTCTTTAACTTCAGCATCAAAGTCTACACCAATGTCAGTGTAGAAAGAGGCTACATCATCTCCTTCCAGAGTCAGTACATTACGTTTAAATGGCGTACCATCCTCTAGTAGAATCATGTAGTGAATTTCCACTCGACCCTCTTCACGGTTATCAACAAATCCAGTGAGCTGCACTTGGTCTGCTGTGTTGGTTTCTACGATAGTAGTAGTTAAGTTTCTCATTTTACTTCTCCAGTGTTTATGGCGCTGTAGGCCAAATAATTGTATTAGGGAATCCAGCCTGTGAGCTTATGTCACGCAAGGCTTGGCGGTATGTGGTTACTGCTGAGTTCATCGTTACGTCAGTCAGGGCGTAGTAGTCAGTGGCAGCGATTAGTCCATCACGCTCCTTGCGTACCTCCACTGCTGCACGATCATCTGCACCTTCTGTCCATGAGGCTTCTTCTGCAATGCGTTCCGCTAGCTCTTCGGTTGTCATAGGCACAACAACACCATTTACAAGTTTATTCATTATTTAAGTCCTATTAAGGTTACGGTTCCAGCAGTGAAATTACCGCCACTATAAAGACGAAGACCTTGTAAAGCGCCTACAGATGTATTCGTTCCAACCCCTTTATTCTCAGTGAGAAAATCATTTTCACCATAAGTACTGCCAAAGAAATTTACTTGTTTAGTAAGAGAAGTGCTTTCTGGATTATATATTGTTACCTCTAGGTTTCCAGAGTAACCAGCTCCAGCTTTCATTCCATACATAGTGTAAATGTATCCTCCGCTAGCACTTCGCGTGGCGTTAAAGCCAGAGCCGTTACTACCGTTATAGGAGGTCATGTACTTATATCCAGATGTTAAATACGAACCACCTATTTTAAATCTAATTTGAGGCGTGCCGTTGCCAGAAGCGGTAAGTCCACTATAAATTATCTTGTATGCTTTATAAGTAGAACTAAAGGCATACTCTACATCAATGGCTGAGACTGTAGAACTTATGGTAGAAGTAGATATAGTTTCCCATGCACCACCACCGCCCACTGCTGCTCCATTGACTGTCATGCCAGAAGCATCAACTTTGATTCGCTCTGTAAGACCTGCGTAGATTGCAACGGTGTCTGCTAGTGTGGGTGTACCTGCGTAACCACCAATGATGGTATTGTTAGCGCCTGTCGTAATTGAGGCTCCTGCACCTGACCCGATGCCAATATTTGTGCCGCCCGTACTGGTGTACAACGCTTGATAACCCACGGCAGTATTACTTGCAGTGGAAGTATTTAGGCGTAATGCTTGATGCCCTATTGCTACGTTGTTGCTGCCCTGCAACTTCCAGCCAGCCTGTGTACCCAAAACTATATTCTTCCCGCCTGCGGTGTTCTGCTCCATTGCAGCGTTACCTAGTGCAATATTGTTAGTACCGCTAGTGTTAGCTGTTAAGGCACCATTACCTATTGCGATTAGTGTTGATACTGTAGTGGCTGCCCTCAGAGCGATATTACCTATAGCTACGTTGCTGCTACCTGTAGTTAAATTGTAACCAGCTTGGTATCCGTTGAGTACGTTGTATTGCCCTGTCGTGAGGTTATAACCAGTTTCTTTACCAATACCCGTATTGTAAGAGCCTGAAAAGGTGGAACCCCCACGCAAACCAAACTCACCTATACCTATGTTATTAGACCCTTTTGCGTTATAGGCTGTTGTACTACCAATACCTACATTGTTATTGCCAGCTAAATTTGTAGCTAGAGAACCAACTCCCAATGCAATATTCTTCACACCCGTTGAGGTAACAGCTAACGCATTACCACCCATACCGATATTGTTATTTGAAGTACCGTCATCATTAGCCAGTGCTGTGGAGTCACTTGAGATAGCGATACTTGTGCTAGTGAAGCTACCAATACCTCCCCCTCCACCGCCTGACGTGGCTGGTTCCCACTTAGATGCTGTGTTATCCCAAGCCAATACCTGACCGTCCGTAGGTGCCACTGTGGATGTGTCTACGTCTGTTAGGCCGTCTATTGTTGTTGCGCCGCCTACTGCTACACCGCCAGAGGTGATTGTGCCTCCAACGTCTAGCCCATTCTTGATCTTAAAGTTCTTATCGTTTGCCATAATTCAATATCCTTATGGTTAAAGTGTGTTAACACTGATTGTATATACAGTGCTGTTTGCACTCGCTGTGGTGATGCTTAAATTGGCATCGGTAGTAGCTATGTTTACATCGAATGTGGCTAGTTGGGCTGCGGTGAATACATCTCCGTACTGAGTGGAGACTATGGTTGAGCCATCGTGAGTTACTAGAAGTTCGGAGATTTGAACAGCATTGGTTACGCTGTCTTTAACTTGAACAAGAACCTTAGCTCCATTAGCGGAGGCTATCTTGAACATGAGTAGGTTGACTGCTGTGGTTGCAGTGGTTGTGACTGTGGCTGTGGCTACGTTTAGTCTGCCGTTGATGGTTACATCGTCTGTTGAGAAATCACCTGTAATTAACTGGTTAGATACGCCATTACCTATGGCTAACTTATTATCCCCTCCACTATATCCTGCCTGATGCCCTATAAACACGCACCCAGTACCAAGACTGTTTTTGCCTGCTTCCCTACCAATAGCAACAGAGAAGTTACTATTACCATTAGATGTTCTTCCAGCGTCTGGCCCAATGAGAACAGTGTATCCACTTGTTGTTTGGTTATAACCTGCTTTATCCCCTATCATGACGTTTGTACCGCCAGTGCTTAGGGCATATCCTGCCTGATAACCACTCAATACATTGTACTGGCCTGTTGTGATGCCATGACCCGTTTGGTAGCCAACACCTACGTTGTAGGAGCCTGTTGCACTAACGGCCCCCGATAACCCATAGTATCCAATACCAACATTGTGAGTTCCGCTAATGAAGTTTCGCAGAGGGGAAGTACCCATCGCAGTATTATAAGTGCCTGTTGAATTTGATAAACCAGCTTCCCATCCAAAATAAGCGTTACCATGTGAGTTGGTTAAACCCTTACCAGAATCATAGCCCACGGTTGTATTGTAAATACCCGTAGTGAGGATATTGGAGGAATTAATACCAATTGCAATATTGTTGTTAGCGGTTCCATCATCATTAGCTAAGGCTGTATCATTATGTGAAATAGCAATAGAGGTATCTATAAACTCACCAATGCCACCACCAGCCGCTGGAGTAGCCCACTTAACTCCTGCTGCAACCGTTGAATCTGCGGTTAGCACCTGAGCATTAGTACCTACAGGCAATCGAGCCTGTACCGTTGTGAATGATTCTAAGTCACCTTTAGTCGTTAATGTGCCACCACTACCTCCAGCCGCTGGAGTCTCCCAAGTCAATGCGCCTGCTGTAGAGCCTGCTGTTAATACCTTACCATTATTAGTAGTACTGGTTGCAGGGACGTGTAAGTTACCATCATCTGTTGGGTGGAGATAGACTGTATTAGTATCTGTGTAGTTACTAGAATGGATATTAGATGAGTTAGTTAATGACCAATCAATATGTTCATTAGCAACGAAACCTGTTAGACTATCATGAGTGAAGTCAGAGGATACATAAGTAGTATCCGTGAATACTGCACCACTAGGCACTGCTGTTTCTACTAAAGGGTGGACTATGTTAGGTGCAGAGTTAGTCAACGTAACAGAACCAGAAGTACCACCACCAGACATACCTGTGCCTGCTGTAACGCCAGTTATGTCACCTACGTTAGCAGTAGCTCCTGCGGCAATAGCATCTAACTTATCATGGTCTGCAGTAGTGAAGTCATTAGTTGTTAAACCACCATCACCTACAGAGTATGTAGTGTTAGTGTCAGTAGCTGACAACACACCAGATGCTATACTTAGATTAGTGCCTACCTTAACACCACCGAGCACTGTGGCACTGGCATCAGGTAGTGCATAGGCAGTTGATGAAGCAAAACCAGCTCTAGGTAGTGCTATAGTTACATCACCTGAGCCGTCTTCAGCCGTTAAAGTAATTGATCCACTAGCTGTCTTTAATTTCATACTCATGTTTAATTCCTATAATTGTCTCTGGGCAGCCCATGTTTCAACATGAAGTTCACTTGATAGTGGAAGGGTTAATAAAGCACCATCCTCAATAACAAAGTCAGCACCAGTGAGGTATAAGGTGTTATCATCTAATACCTTATCAACACTAATGGTTTCACTTTTGTAGCCGAGGTGTTCACTAGATGTACTAGATGAGCCACCTCCACTACTGAAGTACTGATCCCCTCCAGTACCTTGTATCTTACCAGCGTCTAGTTCATCACCATCAGAGAACTTAATAACTAAATGATTATCAAAGTCAACGTAGGCTTCAGTTATGGAGATACCATCAGTTCCATCAGAACCATCAACCCCTTTAGTTCCTCTGTCTCCTTTGTCCCCCTTGTCTCCCTTATGTCCTACACCATCACGTCCTCTATCACCTTGCTCGCCTTTGATACTGATTCCATCAGTTCCCTTAGCGCCATCCTTACCATGATTAAGATGTATAGCCTTAATCTGTGCATCTAGCTTGTCATAAACAGCTAATAGTTTAACGTCTGGACTTATCATTAGGCTACCCTAGGCGTTTTAGTAAGGCATCTTCAGCAGATGTTTTCTGATTCATTTGCTTATTGACGATAGTTTCTTTACTAACTATCTCTCGTTCTTTCAATACTAACTCTGCTACCTTTGCACGTTGAGCGAACTCTTTCTCATCTTGATCACCTTCTTGTAGGTTAGTGGTCAATACTTTAAGTCGATCAGTCTCTGCAGCAATAGGTAATAGCTCAGTCTCGGTAGTTATTTTAGATGCTCGTGCTATAGATTCCTGTGCCTGTCCTTGGAGTACAGCGATGTAAGCTTGCTTCTGCTGATTGTCCATCTCTGCAGCCTGTTGAGCTACTGGATCTGGAACTGCCGCCTCCTTGAGTTTAGCTATCAAAGTCTCACGGTTAGATAGGTTCATATTATCTACAACTGACTGAATGATCTCTGGATACATAGGAGAGTCTGCAGGCATAGTCTGTAGTAGTTGAACCAACTGAGAGACTTCATATTCACGAGCAATAATACCTAAAGAACTAGAAGGTATAAACTTATAATCACCTACTGGATACTGGTCAGGGTTATACTGCATGTAACGCCAAGCAGCTTTCTGAATGAATGGAATTAAGAAGCACTCTTGGAAGTTAATCAAGGTGCGTTTGTGTCGCTTGATGATTGCACCTAAGCCCATAGACACAGCAGTTGGGCTAGTTTCACCATTAATACTACCAGCGAAGCCAGCACTATCAATAGCACCCGTTGCTTGTTGTACCATCTGCTGTAGCTGTGTTGCCTGAGAGAATGTGATCTGATCAACACTACCGAAGTTCATTGGCTTCAGTATTTCATTAGGGTTGCCATTCACTAGAATTGACTTTCCTGGCCTCACTTCCATCTTTGCACCACGAGGTAGACGAGAAGCATCAATAGCCATCATAGGATGGACTGTCAAGGCTAATGCATCAATACGTGCGCGTAGCTCTGTGTCTAAAGCTTTCTGAGAGTTATAACCCTTCTCACAAACACCACGACCCCAGAATCTACTAGGGACAACATCCCAAGGGAACGCAACAACAGGTCTATCCTGCATCATGTAAGGGTTCTCTTCCAGCTTGAGGATGTGTTCCCCATTAGCTATAACTGCAACCACCTCTACATAGCTAGATCCATTCTCTGATAGTGTCTCAGATAGGGAAATTACTTCCTCATCTTCGTCATACAGATAACTCTCCAGTAGGTCGCGTGGTAGTAAACCATAATACTTAGTAAGGCGAACCTTATCCTCATCATAAGCACTAATCTCTTGATCC